AGATTAAATCTTAACCATGTTTAACACCACGGTAAATACCACCTTGTGATTTTACCTTGGATGCAGACTTGTCAGATTTAATAGCATCATGTTTAATCCCACGATAAATTCCCGCAACGGATTTTTTCTTTTTATCCTTTGCAGTATTTTCGGGAGTTTGTTTGATACCTCTGTAGTACATCGGTTCTCCTCCAGTTTTCTAATCGATTTCGTACATACAACTTTCGTTGTACACCCTTCTCATAGCGTTCCTTCGGTAAACTGTCGGTCTCGTTCCCTTCTGGATTTATTGACCCAAAAAGAAGGTACTAGCTTGCCTCACTGGATAGTGAGAGGTTTTCAAGTTTTCCTACTTCCGTCTTATATAAAATATAAGATGAACGAAGTCTGAATACCTAGCCTAAGCTATACACCCCCCTTGGCGGCGTATTCAGTATTCAGTATTATTTATACAAATGAGTTTTTTAAGACTCATCCGATAAAAAATCCTTTAAATCAGAATCAACATTGACCGCACGCCTCTTTCTTTTCTTTTTTTCTTCGGTCACTACATCTTTCCAATAACGGTCTACACCTTTAATATCATCTATTTTTTGTCTAAGAGTGTCAACTAAATGTTGTCCCGCTTCGTCTGATTGTTGATTTCCATTTGCATTATCAACTACTTCATCATAGTCAATGTTTGCCATGTATTTTAATTTAATATCTTGTTGTTTCTTTTCCTTATCTATTCTACGCAAGAACGCATACCAAGATATTTGCGTAAAATATGCAAATGCATTTGGTGTACCAGTTCTTGTTGCAGTATCAATATCATAGTTCTTAATTGCTTTTAAACAATTCTCTACTGCGTCCATAACCATTTCTTCTCGATAAGTGTATCGAATAAAATTTGATTTATGTGATAATCCTTCTGCAATCTTTAAAAAACATTCTGCAATATAATTATCTACTATTGGAATTTTTTTGGATTTTTGTTTCTGTGCTTTTTGTAATCTATTACAATAATCTACTACCGCAAGAGAAAACTCCTTATTATTTACATAGTGTGGTTTATCTTGTGGTTTCATTTTTTCTGCCATAATATATCCATATTTAATTGTTGTGTATTATACTCTACAAAACATATTTAGTCAATCATTAAAATAGTTCTTGACATTTTTTGTTTTATCATATATAATCTTGGCTACATCGCCCCCGCCGTATATGTTAATGTAATTTCTCGTCCTCGTCACGAGTAGGAAAGAATAATAATTTACCCATTTTATCAATAACTTCATCATTATCTTCTTTTATCTTTTCAACTAATCCATCAACATATTCTTGAATTCTACCTTCACGAGTAGCTGCTTCCGCATCTTTCCAGTTGCGAACTCTATCTTCATGAGTAGACTGCATGTCTTCAAGTGCTTCTTCCCACTGCATGATTAAGTAATCTGGTGGAGTTGCAATACTTACGATATGATAAGAATTCAATGCAATAACACTAGTAAGACTGTCTTGGTATACCATATAAGGTCTCATTGTATAAAAAGGAAACCCCGTAGTTGATTTCATGTAAACCATCTTTGCGGATTTTCTAATTATAATTTCTTCTTGGCGAGTTGCATCAGTACTGTATGGGTCGTTCCATTCAATTACTTCACAAATAATCTCGTCACCAGATGCAAGTTTAAATTGTCGAACATCACCGACATGTCTTTCTTTTATATCGTCCATACTTCTATTTATCATTTTTTAAATCGATAGGAATCAGTTTATAGGGAAACTGTTCTTTTGCATATATCTTTATTCTTTCTCCACTATGTCTTAATGTAAAGTTTTTATGCGACTTAATATGCATATCATCCGCAATATCATATAAAGTTGTATTACTACCGTCATCTGATTGTCTTAATCCACGACCAATTGATTGTAATACTTTTATCTGACTTTTACTTGGACTTGCAAAAACAATATTATGCAAGTTCTTAATATTTATCCCAGTACTAAATGTACCGAGGGACGCAACAATTATTGCATTTTTCTGTGACTCTACAATCCCACGAATTTGTTCTCGGTCTTTTGCATCTACTTCACCAGATACATAAAATACTTTTCGGTCTTTTTCTGCACCTTTTCTTATAATGTCAAATAACTCTTTACCATGTTTTTCTACATATTGAAACAACACTAAAGTATTACCTTTTAAATCTAGAGTCATATTTTTAATAAAATTATTTCTTTTCTCGTGTCGTACAATGTAATCTACTTCTTCTGCGTAAGTTTTACCTTTCATCATGTGACATATATCATTATGATATCTAAGAAGTATTACATTAATATCAAGTCCCGCAAGTGTACCACGAACTTGTAAATCCCGAGTTGCAATTACTTTATGAGTTAATCCAAATAATCCTTCTAATACTAATTTATTTGTTTCTGTACCGTCCAGTGTACCCGTAGTACCAAAACGATATTCTGCATTTTTACATTTATTCATCACACCAGTCAAAGACTTTGCTTTAAATAAATGTACTTCGTCACCAAAGACTGCACCAAATTGTTCAAACCAATCAAACTTGAGACGATAGATAGATTGCCATGTAGAAATAATAATTCTTTTATCTGTAATTTTGTCCTTTCCAGAATAAATACGATGTACTTCATTCTCTACATCTAATCCATATTCATAAAAATCTTTATATAACTGTTCTACTAAACTTGTTGTGGGAACAATAATTAACATTTTCTTATCGTGATTATCGTAGTACCAACGCAACAAGTTATAAATGATAAATGACTTACCACTACCAGTAGGAGATAAAAGTAAACACCTTTTATTTTCTATACCATATGATATCGCATCGTATTGATAATCTCTTATTTCAAATGGTGCATCGAGACTGTCAAGATATTTGACAAGGGATTTGTGTTGAATTTTGTTTTTTAGTTCGGGATGTCCATATTCATCATTGTCTACTAATTGTACGGGATACATTCTATCCAATGCAAATTTTTTAAGATGTGGATACAGACCCGTATTGAGTTCACGAGTCATTTGATTAAATAAACGAATTTTCCCATCCCATACTCTGCGTTTAAATGCAGGCATATATCTATGGCCAGGAACGAAAAAAGAAAAGTATTCAGATAGTTCTTTGAGTTGATGACCTTCGCAGTCTATCAACATCATGGAATGGTCTTTGAGACCAACTTGAATAGTATTTGCGGGTCTCATCAAATACCAGTTTCAAACTGCCTCCACTTTATCATATTACTAATAGTCTGGTGTCTCCATGTAATATTATTAACAATTTCTGTTAAAGTATCTATACAAGTATTAAGATACTGTATTTTTAATTCTGAGTCTTGAATTTCTTTATCAGTATCGTACCAATTTTCTTTTTGACCTTTTGTTGTAATAACAAGACCATCATAAGGGTCAGGTTTCCAACCCTTAGATTGAATATCTTCTTGAGACATTTTACCTTCGTAATACAACCACTTATCTTTCAACAAGTTTTTTTGTTCAAATTCTGCTCTTTTTAATCTAAGTTTCATTCCAGAAAGATATGACAAATACTTATGATGCAACTCGGGTGTCTTACGAGACGCCTCGTCTAATTGATTTTTAGGTATTTGTGAATCTTCTTTCCACTCTGATAATATAGTATCTAAGTCAATCATAACCCCATATTATACACTATCAAACAGATTATGTAAAGTATTTTTTTAGTACTTGTAGTCTATCTTCGTAGTTTGCAATCTTGTCTAATTCGCCTTCTATTGTAATCATCAAGTCACCATGTTCAGCAAGACCTACATTCTTTTCTGTTAAGACACGAACATTCATTTTGTGTCTTTCTATTCCTGCTTCACATTGTTTAATTAATACATCAATTATTTCACTTGTCATACTGCCTCCTTTAACGGTTTACTAAGTTCTTCCCAACTTGTTTCATAATCACTATCGCCTTCTGCATAACTCATAACACCTAGTTTTTCGTATTCAGGTATAAGTTCGTCTCGTAATAGTCCTATTTTTTTAAGATTAGGCATTATTCTACTGAATAATACATCTTGAAATTGTGTTTGAAAAATTTCTTTCTTTTGGTACTCTTCGGTTTCTTTCAAATCCATTCCATACATTTCCCAGACATCGTAAGGTCTTAATCTATTTCTACTTACCGTACACGCCTCTAGTGCAAAATTAGCTCTGTCCATTTGGTCTTCTTCCGATAAAGTTTGTACAAACTCAGTAAGATAGTTTATACCAAAAGTCACATGTCGTGCTTCGTCTCTTATAATGTATTCTAACATTTCTCTAAATACTGAGTCACGAGTATTATCTTTTGCAGCCTGAAAAGCTGCAAGTGCAAGTCCTTCAATTACTACTTGCATACCAATAAATTTTAAATCCCATCTAGGGTCAGTAAGTATTTTATCTAATAAACCTTTTAATGCACGACCCACAGGCCAACTTTTTCTCAAACGAGTTTGTATATATTTATTAAATGCTTCAACATGTCTTGCTTCATCAAAGGTCTGAGAAGCTGCATATAGTTTTGCATTGAAGGTGGGAGCGCATGATGCTAATTGACTTGCAACTAATAATGCACCTTGTTCTCCGTGTAAAAACTGACTAACTGACCAACTGTTTAAATCTTTAAAAAATTCTTCTCTTCTCATCTTATCCCATTTTTTATATTCAGGATGTTTAGACCACTGACTATCTTCAAACTCAAATACATCTTTAGGCATTTCAATCATTTCTGGAGTCCAATCTACATCGACTTCTGCATTCCAATTTAGTTGTTTTCCTAACTCATATAATTTTTTTATACGATTATCTTGGACAGTGTAGTCCCAGTTGTAAGAACCAGTTAAAGGAGTCTCAAATATTTCTACAATATCTGTAGGTTCTAAATTTTGCGGATAGTCATCATCGTACTCTACAGTATCTAGTGGAGTTGTTGTTTTTATTATTTTCATGTTTGTTTAATTATTTCAAAAGTAGAAAACCTAAAACTTGCAGTAAAAGTAAGATAGGTCACATTACCAGTTGTTGTGGTAAACTGTATACCACCTAAACTAGTTGGTAAACAATCATTATATTTAATTTTTTGTGTTGCATTGTTATGACTTGATAAAATCATAAGCGTTATATCTGCATAAGTTGGAAACTTAACATCCCTTTGTATCGGAGATACTTGTGCTTCGTTGACTAATCTTTGCAACCAGTTGTACATTTCATTATACCCAGTCATTTCTTCATCCAGAATAATATTAAATCCTATTTCGTTATGTGTAATCTTGTCGCCAGGCAAAGGTACAGAAGTTATTCTTCTTACTGGTAAAGGTACTTCATTTACACTGACACTCGGATGGTCTACAGACTGACAAAAGTATTCTAAGTTAGGATACTTTACTCTATCAATTAATAATTTAAAACCCGTAGGTTGTAAATAATTTAAATTAGTAGTTAGTTCTTGGTCTTCTAATTGTGTTGTAATATTTGTTGTGTTAATCGGCATACTCTTATTTATAAGTTTTTAACGGTTGACATTAGTTGTTTCGATAGGTATAATGTGCAAGATAGGAAAATGCTATATATTATATATGATATTAAATAAAGAAGACGCAATCTATTCTGCAACTAAATTCATTGAATACTTCCAAGATTTCAATCGCATTGACGATTATTTTCGTGCAAGAAAAATAGAAAGAATTAAAAACTTACCAACGCCTTTGTTTGGATTTACGGACGAAGATGAAATGTTTAAGTCATATGATATGCATCCGCAAGATATGGATTTCAAGGTCACAACAATACCACTGGAATTATTTGATAATCTACTAGAAAAAACTGCATCGTTTAGTCCAGATGAAAATCCAGGCAAGACA